TTGATAAGTGAATAAACACTATCCATTTTATTTACATATACTTGAGCTTGTTTAATACTAAGTTCAATGGTTTCTACTGCTTCATTTGAATTCATCGTGTGTCCTCTTATAGAGATATGTTAAGTTAAGTTAAGTTAAAAATTAAGTCCATGAAGCAATTGCAACACGTTCCCAAGTATTTGTAGCAGTACATACATAAATAAAGCCAGCATCCCAAGCAATAGTTCCAGCAACACCAGTAGCACTTGCACTAGCAGGAGTGCTTGTAGCAAGCTTAAGTGTACTAAAACTACCTGCTGCTGGTGTAGTACCACCAATAACTACATTATTAATAGTACCACTGCCAATGGTAACACCATCAATAGTACCACTATCAATATCCACATTAGTTACAGGAGTTTGTTGCAACTTATACAAAACTGAATTAATCGTTTCCATAATATTTCCTTTTAAATAACCATTGTTTAAACAACTTTACATCTACTATCAAAGTCACTAATAGCAATCCAAGAGAAGCAATCAATATTAGTGGTGTTAATGCTACTAACCAAACTGCAGAATACCAGGGTGTCTTAGAACATCTTAAGCATCTTGGAGAACAAGAATAACATGTCATACGTAAGCAACAAACATATAAACAACAAATAATACTAACACTAGTATAGTTAAAGTTACTGGTGTTATATATTCTATTTCATCATGTAAATTCATCTCTATACCTATATAAGTTCATTAACAATAAGAACCTGTACTAACATAATAAGTTCTTCATCTTCTAAAAGCAATCTATTAATCTTAGGAGTTACTTTATCTTCTTTAACTTTAGTATTCATAAGTAAAGGAAGATTAATAACTTTACCATCTCCACCAACACTAACTATAGGCTTATGTACAACAGGTACTCCAGGATACTCTGAAGCACCACCAGTACCATGTAAAGCTAATAGTAATCTGCCTCCTAGCATTAGAGAGCTTCACCCCATTCTACAACAACTTCACATACAGCATTGCCCACTGTCCCAGTAACAACTAAATAATCTCCCCTTACTAAAGGAAAATCAATTTTATCCTGGAATGGATTATTCATACTAACTGGAATATTAGCTCTAACTGGCATAACAGTAACAAGGGTCATTTTAGCAATATTCACAGAAGTAGCAGGAACAGCAGTAGGATTAGCATCAGGAGAGTCAGTTTGAATAAATGATCCATTACCCCTAGTAACCAATGTAGCTCCAGTAATAGCAGTTGGATCTCTTGTAACCCATACTCTAAACGAACCATTCTTATCAGAGTTAAGACTGATTCTAGATAGCTCAGTCATTCTAGTATTGGTTTTACCATTAATAGTTAATGGATTAAGTACAACAATTAGAGGAACATTTGTGCCACCGATTGTTTGAGCAGCATAAGCTGATCCATAATGTAATCTATCATCGGAACCATTCTCAGAAGTAATATCAACACAACCAGCTCTAATAGATACATCTTGTGTAATTCTAGTAGCTTTATAGGAACAAGGTAAAGCTGGATTTTGCATACTCAAAGCTGTTAATGTACCAAGTAATTCAAACACATGAACCAATGTAAGATTGATATAGAACTTATAATTACCTATACCTCTCCATTGATATTGAATGTCATAAACATTACCTTTCTCAACGTCAAATCCAATAAGACCAGATGTATCTATTTCTGCTTCTCTAGTCTCTACACCACCTGATCTAAGCACAGCATAAAGCTTACCATCAGCTTTCAATCTAAAGAATACACCATTCTCTACAGTAAATAATCCAAAGTCTCTAATACCATCATTAGTCTTATTAGGCATCCATAGAGCAGTTGAATATAGATGACCTCTATTTGGTTGATACCTTGGAGAAGCTCTAGAAACCACCTCAGATACTGGTACAGCAGCATCAGCTATCACACTCAAGCTACCATCTATAGAAGTGATCTTGGTGCTTGTATAGACCTGTGTAGAGCCATGATACATAAACCATTGAGAGGGAGGTACGTCAAAGGTAAATAAGCCATGAAATATAGAATAAGGTAGGCTTACTTTAGGACTACCCCAAGCATCTATAGTCAAGTCACCTGAACCTAGTTTAGCATTTACTGGAGTAGCTCTTAGCTCTGTGTTAGTTAAACTTTGTACCAGTCCAGTATCAACTGTTCCAGAGATAGGAATTGGTGTAGCTCTTAGTTCTGTATTAGTTAATCCTTGGATCAATCCAGTATCAACATCAACAGGAGTAGCTCTCAACTCATCATCTGTAAGTGATCCAATAACAGGTAATGGATTGATACTTGATACATCACCTTCAAACTCACCATCACCTCCCATAGCTATCTTAATACGTTGGAATTGAACTCCACCAACATCATCAGTAGCAACAGTTGCTCCTATACCTATATTTGATGAGACTACTACATTATCAGCCATTTATAACCTCTAAAGAATTAATAAGATTGTCTTTACCTCTAATAACTTTAATACTCTTTTTAACCTCTTTAACAATAGGAAGTGGTTTATTCTGTATATTAAGCATTTCAGTCAATAGTACTCTAGTAGCTTTACTATTCTCTTCAATCTGCTTATTAATACCATTAACCAGTATAGTAGAGTCTAACTTATCTGCAATAGCTTTTGTATCAACATCTACCTTAATACTCTGTGGTTCTATGTTAATAGAGTTATTAAACTTAGTATTAACTAATTTAGCTATCTCTTCAGCTATTATAGAAGTATCTACATTTATATCAGATGAATTGTTGTTAGTAATCACAATGTTGTCTAATACATCTTTTAATGCTTCTTTACTAGCTTTCTCTATCTTAAGCTCTAGATAAGCTTTTAACTCTTTAATATCATCTTTAATAGCTTTATTAGCATTAAGTAACTCTTTAATGCTCTTATCTAGCTTATCTAGTCTAGAACTATGTTTAGCAATTATATCCAATGTTTCAAACATTAAATCATTATCACTCATCTTTAGATCCTTTAGACATATTATTTAGATACTTTGCTCTTTCTTTAAGAATATCACCCTCTGCTTTAGCTTTTGTCTGTTCTAGTAACTTCTCTTGATCCATACCACTTTCCCTCTCAAGGAAGGTAAGATCATCCAAATCAGCTCTAGATTTAATAGCTTTAGTTTCAGCCATTTCTTTCTGTAGTTTAGCAGTCTTAAGTTGAATATCCATTTCATTCTCATTAGCTTTAGCAGACTCATTAGCTACTTGAGCTTCTAGTAAAGCTACTTCTAGTTCTGCTCTTTTTTGTTCTACTGGATTAGGTTCTGGTTGGAATTCAGCTATACGTTTAGATAAGTCTGGCATCTTACGTAGTCTAGCAATCTCAGACAAGATCATCTGACTGAATGTAGGTCCCATAGATTGTGCAGTAGTCTGAAGCATAAAAGCTAACTCTTCTGCTTTCTGGTTATCAGCTTCAGCAGTACTAATACTCAGTCTAAGATCATAATTACCCATAAGATCATCACGTTTAACAGGTACAAATTCCTCATTAGTAACTCTAATAACTTCTTCTTCTGAGAGGAAAGCAGCATTCATAGCAATAATCTTTCTACCAATCTGCTTAACACCCTCTGCAAGCCTTCTAAGGATGCCTAATTCACGTTTAGAAGCAGCATCTAATGCTCCTCTAACACCTGTTGCAGTAGAACCCAATCCTTGGCCTGATATGCCTCCTGTGAAGGCTTTTACACCTGTAAGACTCTCAGCATCCATGTTCTGTAGATTAACCATATATTGAGCTGATTGAGGAATCTCAGGATAGGTATGCATATAGAATGCTTGTCTTGGATCAACCTGACTATTAAATTCATAGTCTTTACCTTGATCGAACTTACGCTTATTGGTTACATCTAGAGCATCCTTACGGATACCACTCTGACCATTAGCAGATCTACCCATAATATCAATCATACCTCTGGTTACTGCTCCTAGAATCTTTTGATTCTCTTCTAGCAATGCACCATCTGGTTCACCATAGATTGATTTACGAACAGGTAGATACTGAACCAATACAAAAGGAGGTTTACCATCTGGGAATGGATTATCTTGTAATCTAATCATAGTATTGTTAACCCAAGTAGCTACAATAGGTTCAGCAATACCATCTCCATCTACATCCCAATAACCCCAATACTCATAAGCTACAAACTTCTTTCTAGGCTTATCTTTAAAAGTAAAGCTAGAATCGTCTGGAGAGAAATGATCTGGTTGAGCCAATACAGAAGCATTATTAATATCAATGGATTCTAGATTCTTGTATCTACCATCTTTCTTAAGCTCAGATAAGCTAGTCTCAAAGCTATAGATAACAAAGCTAGCTTTATCCATATCACCCATACAAGTAGGATCAATGATCACATTCTTGATACTACAGACTTCTACAGTAGGCTGATTCTTCTTAACTACAGTCTGCATCTCCTTATGTGATCCAATAACTACAGGGGCTAAAGGAACACCAGCTTGCATACTCATCTGGAATGCCTCTAGAAGCTCAGGAGGAGCTGATTCTGAAGCGTTTGGATCTTGTTGTAGGCTTTGGTATAGCTCAAGCAATTGAGGGTCATCAGTAGGCTGATAATCATATTCTGGAATCTCTACTTCTTCTTCTGCTTCTTCAAATTCCCAACCTACTCTAGCAATAACAGTACCTTCATCTACTGCTGCTCTAACGTACTCATCAATAAATCTAACTTTATTTAGCTTACAGTTAAACTGATTATTAAGTACTAGTTCATTCTGTACTGCACCAGCTTTATCTTCAAATGTAACTGGATCAACATTAAAAATATCATCAGTACTTAGGAATGGTTCAGTTAATGCTGAATATCTCCATTCAGCTTGTTTTCTAATTAGTTTAGGAACAATCTGACTTCTACCATTAGCAGACTTAACTACTGCAGAACCAGTGACATTTAGATTATCTAGCCAAGTATTAATCTTAGTAATCTGTAAATCATGGTTAGGTTTAGCATCCTGATAGTCTTGTTTCAAATCCAATACTTTAGGAGGATTCTCCCAACCTGAAAGTTCTTTTTCAGAAGTAACTACTAATTCCATGTCATCTAGCTCTTGCATATTATTATCCTTAACTTTAAATATCTTATTTCATTGCTGCTTGCCAAAGAGCAGTGCTAATCCAAATAACTATAATCATTAATAACCATTCAAACAACTTTCTTACTGCTTGACTACTTGTACCTGCCCACCATTCTTTTCTAGTCTTCCAAGTGAAATGATAGT